AATCTAGCGCGCCGCCAGTGCGCACTTCTTTGCGCACAGAATTGCAAGTGGATTGGCCGGAAAGTAACGATATGAGTAAACATCCATACTTAGAAAAAAAGAAACTCAGCCTGCACAATGCAAAAATCGAAGGCGATAAACTTGTAATATCTATTATAGATGTGACGGGTAAGCGCGTCGGCTACCAATATATCGACGCGGAGGGTAAGAAGAAGTTTAGCTATAATATGCCCGTAGTCGGTCATTTCAGCGTCATAGGTGGCCCGATAAAGGATTTCGCTTACATCACTGAGGGTTGGGCCAATGCGGCAACAATACACGAAGCCACAGATAAACCGACAATCTTTGCATTAAGCGCAAATAATATACCGTCAGTCGTTGATGCAATATCCCAATCGAAGCCAAAGTGTGAGCTTGTGGTTGCCGGAGATAATGACGAGGCGGGCCGTAAGGCGTGTGAAACTACGTTTGAGCAACACGGCGTGGAATATATCCTGCCAGAGCAGGAGGGCTGGGATTTCTCAGACCTGTGGGTCATCCAAGGTAGGGAAGCCACCAGAAAGGCGCTGACTGTCGCTAACGTGATGGATCAAATCTTTATGCCGGAGGATGCAGTACCGCAACTCTCAAGAAACTACCTCATAAAGAGGTGGCTCACCGAGGGCGGTATGTCCGTCATTTATGGGCAATCGAACGTGGGTAAGTCTTTCTTCGCGCTTGATATGGGCTGGCACGTCGGCGGAGATAATGATTGGAACGGCAGTAAGGTAAATGGCGGATCTGTATTATATTTGGCGACTGAGGGGGGTATGGCGTTCCACAATAGGGTAGTAGCCCTAAAACAGCATTACCCCGACCAAAACAACGTTAAATTGGCTGTCAGGCCGTCTCCAGTAAACTTATTAGACCCAGACGTTGACATGGCGTCACTCATAAAGCTTTGCGCCGAAATATCTAAACGACACGGCCCACTCAAAATGATCGTAGTTGACACGCTCAGTCGCGCAATGGCTGGTGGTAATGAGAATGCACCAGAAGCAATGACAAGTGTCATTTCGAATTGCGATAAGCTCAGGATCATTACCAAGGCGCACGTCTCAATTGTGCATCATTCGGGGAAGGATAAAGCCGCTGGTGCGCGTGGGCATAGCAGTTTGCGCGCTGCAACTGATTCTGAGATAGAGTTAGACCACGACGAAGTTACGGGGTTGCGCACGGCGAAATCCACCAAGCAGCGCGACATGGAAACTGGAACAGTCTTTACGTTTAAACTTAAAGTGGTTGAGCTTGGCATTGATGAGGATGGAGATGCAGTCACAACGTGCGTCATCCATGAGGCCAGCGAGAGTGAAATTGCCGAAGCCAGCAAGCCAAAGATAAAGGGCAAGAACCAGCTTATCATGCGCAACGCATTTACCCAACTTAGGGGTGAAGGCGTGGGCCAACCAAATCATGCGGGGGCTGGATTTCCAGAGCCGAGGACGTATTGGATGATTCAGGAGGAGGATCTCAGAAACCATTTCTTGGGCAAGGTATCTAACGCCAGCAATCCAAGATCCAGCTACAAGCAGGCGATTGATGCACTGATTAGTGCCGGACATTTGGTGCAAAATGATGGATTTGTGTGGTTTTTGGACGGTGAGGGGAAATGCTGAAGTGTATGAAAAGTGTATGAATTGGGGGTGTAATAAAAACAATGACTTAGATGTCCAATTCATACGTTTCATACGCTTTCCTACAGTAATTCCTACGAAACCATAAAGTGTATGAATGTAGGAATATACCTTTAGGTATTCCTACAATTCCTACAATGGGCAGATTGGAGTTTAATATGAGTGAGGTGAGGGATAGGATGTTGAAGTGGGTTGAGGGTAAAGTTGAGAGGGGTGATGCTTTTGTATTTCCTGCTGGGAGAACGAAGCTGGCGATTGAGGCTAGGACGTTTGATGAGAAGCTTAACTCTTGCCGCGATATTGGAGAGCTTGAGGGTTTCGCTAATCGCCGTCGTTTTAATCCTGCGTTGCCCAAGTGGTCTGAGGATGAGAGACGAAAGATAATATTTAGGAAAGCGGAAATGACAAACAAAAGGAAAAAGAAATGAACGACAAAACTATACCGACTGAGAAGAAGATTGTGTTGCCGGAAAATGTAAGGTCTAGCGTTTTGCTTGAGGCTGGGGAACTTATCAATGGCCCGCGCCAAATACATTACGGTCAACCCAAAGAAAACTTCGGGACTACTGCGGCATTGTTTGGCGCGTACTTGGGGTGTGATATTAGCGCCGCAGACGTGTGTCACCTAATGGCGCTACTCAAGATTGCGAGGCTGCGCAATGGCGGGCATAGGGATTCGAGCGTGGACAGTTGTGGGTATATGGCGCTGGGTGCGGAAATGTCAGACGCAGGGACTTGATGTGAAGCTCTCTGGTGAGCTATAGTGATCGTGCGGGGTTATTCATCGCAAGTCTGCTTTCTGTCTCCCACAGTCAAGCGGATTACCCTGACAACTAAGCCCGCGTTGTAATGGCGCGGGTTTTTCTTTTGGAGATGTCATGGCATACGGATTAAAGATTGTTATGGAATTGCAATGCAGAGATGATGATGAGCAAGACAATGAGACTGAGATGCTGACAAGTTATCTTGGGGATAGATTAGTTGATAACGCTGACCCAAACAGATTAATGCAAAGCCTCGCGGAAGCATTGATTGAAATGGAGAGTGAAGACATATTCAAGCTTAATGCTGAGACAATGCATTGAGCCATTGTTGTGAGATATATTGCCTGCGAGGCACATCGACAGCAAGGCGCAGGCGCGCGCGAGTAGATCATTTTGTGGGGTACGTCAATACCCCAAGAGCCTTACCAAAGGCTTTCATATGCGACATTGATACCCCAGAAATAGCTATGTCATTGTTTCCATTGCATAATAAATTTAACATAATACTGATTATGCGATAATGACGCCAAATTACCCCCCCCGCCAAAGATTTTGCTAGGGTGTGTTTATGCCAAATCCGACGCACACGCTTGACCCCCCCGCCACCCCCCTTGCCTTACTACGCAGGCTTAATGTAAAATTTTAAAAAAAACTGGAGTTAATTTAATGGCAGGCAGGGCTTTACGGCGCAGGATTTTAGGTGAGATTAAGAGTAAGGGCGGCGCTGATTTTTTGTTTGAGGAGGTTGCTTCTGGCAAGACGATGACGAAGCTTGCGGAGGAGTATGGGTGTAGTCGCGCGTATTTTAGCACGTCTGTTAATCAGATTCCTGAGTATGCTTCTGCGCTGGCCAAGGCGAAGCGTGAGTCTGCCGACGCGTTGGTTGAGGAGGGCTTGGGCATGGTTGACGCGTTGGATGGCAGTAGCACAACGTCTGAGATTGCCGCCACGCGTGAGAAGGTGCAGTGGCGTAAGTTCATGGCGGGTTCTTACAATCAGGATAGGTATGGCAATCGCCCGCAGACTAATGTGACGATTTCTGTAGCTGATATGCATTTAGATGCGCTGCGCAAGGTTAACTCTGAGATTGCCGCGATTGATGCGGAGGATAAGCAGCGCGAGGCCAATGCGATTGATGTTGAGTATGAGGAGTTGTCCAGTGAGTGAAGATAATCCTTTTATTGAGTTTGTGTCGCGTTACCGTGACGATCCTGTTTTATTTGTTAAGGAGGTTTTGGGTGCAGATCCTCTGCCGTATCAGGCGGAGTTTTTGAATGCCATTGCGAATAACGAGCGTAAGATTAGTGTGCGTTCCGGCCACGGTACGGGTAAGTCTACGTCTGCAAGTTGGGCTATGCTTTGGTTTTTGATGTTGCGTTTTCCGAATAAGGTTGTGGTTACGGCGCCGACGAGTGGTCAGTTGTTTGACGCACTTTTTGCGGAGTTAAAGCGTTGGATTAATGAGTTGCCGGAGCAGTTGGGTTCTATGTTGGTTGTTAAGTCTGATCGCATTGAGTTGTCTTCGGCTCCCAGCGAGGCGTTTATTTCGGCTAGGACGAGTAGGGCGGAAACGCCGGAGGCTTTGGCTGGTGTGCATTCTGAGAATGTTTTGTTAGTTGTTGACGAGGCTTCCGGTGTGCCTGAGAAGGTTTTTGAGGCTGCTGCGGGTTCTATGTCGGGTCACTCCGCCACGACGATCCTACTGTCTAACCCGACGCGTTCTAGTGGTACGTTTTACGAGAGCCAGACGCGCATGGCGAATAGTTGGTGGACGCGGCGTTGGTCTTGCGTGGAAAGCCCCCTCGTATCTGATGATTTTGTTGATGAGATGCGCGCGCGGTATGGCGAGGATTCCAACGCATTTCGTGTGCGTGTTTTGGGTGAATTTCCGCTGGCCGATGATGATACTATTATTCCGTTTCATTTGGTTGAGAGTGCGATACGGCGTGATATTGAGGTGGCGCCGGATGAGAAGCCTATCTGGGGTTTGGACGTTGCGAGGTTTGGCACCGATCAAACTGCGTTGTGCAAGCGGTATGGGAATGTGGTGACGGATATTAATTCGTGGCAGGGGTTGGATTTGATGCAAACTGTTGGCCGCGTCATGGCTGAGTATAATGGTTTGCCGCCCAGCGCGCAGCCGAAGGAAATTTTAGTTGATAGTATTGGCCTTGGTGGCGGGGTTGTCGATCGCCTGCGTGAGTTGGGTGCGCCCGTGAGGGGCGTGAATGTTAGTGAGTCTCCGTCTATGGGTGACACGTATATGAATTTGAGGTCTGAGCTTTGGTTTAAGACGAAGGGTTGGTTGGAGGATAGATCTTGTAAGTTGCCGGACAGTGATCAGCTTGTGGCTGAATTGACTGCCATACGGTATTCGTTTACTTCTTCTGGTAAGATGAAGGCTGAGAGTAAGGATGAAATGCGCAGGCGTGGATTGAAATCTCCTGACTTGGCTGATGCCTTGTGTTTGACTATGGCGTCGGATGCAACGACGGCTCTTTCCGGTGCAATATCGAGTTGGAAACAGTCTATTAAAAGAAACCTACGTGGCATTGCCTAATAAAATATGTTAGGGTGCGGCAGTATGAGGAGAAGTTAAATGATGAAACCACTGAAGGGTTGCCCCACGCCGGAAGCTTGCAAGCGGGCCGGAACTTGTTTGATGCGGAAGTTTGGTAAGTAATTTATGGTTGGATTATTAGATCCTAGTAATGCCGCTGGTTATGCGGCGGAAGCCAAGCGTCTTGCTGTTGATGTGCCGAACGTTACACCTATGGACGCGGCCCGCTTTGTAGCGGAAGCCACGCCGATTATTGGTGACGCAATGGCTGCGAAACAGGTCTGGGATGAGGCTACGTCAGTAAACCCGAATTGGGCTTTAGTCGGCTTGTTGGGTGGGGCCACTGTGTTGGGATTATTTCCTTTTATTGGTGATGCTGCTGCGAATGCTGTTAGGTCTGGTGCGCGAGGGTTACTTGATACGGCCAAGCGTGTTGAGGTTGGGCCAAATTCTATGGGGTCTTTGTTGGGTGATGTGCGTTTGAAGCCGAAGGTTGATGCGTCACCAAAAATAAAAGCATATCATGGAAGCCCCCATAATTTTGATAAATTTAGTATGGATGCAATTGGAACTGGCCAAGGCGCGCAGGCTTATGGTCATGGTCTTTATTTTGGTGAAACTGAAGATGTGGCAAAGATGTATCGTGACCAATTATCTGGCGGTATTTCTGCGGCATCTCGCAGAACGCTTGAGGCCGTTGATGGGGATGTCGATAAAGCAATACTGGAAACCCAGAAAAAGCTAGATAAGCTTTTAGAGCGAAATGCCGATGGAAACTTTGCTGGCGCAGAGCGTAGATTTAACGCGCAAAAACAAATTCAAGAAGATAAGATAAATCAATTAATTGCTTATAAAGATACGGGTTCGTTTAATGAGGGTCATTTGTATGAGGTTGATATTAATGCAAGCCCAGATGATTTTATTGATTATGACGCTCCATTAAGTGAGCAAACTGGCAAAGTGGCTAAATACATTTCTGATTATGAGGCTCTTACTGGTCAGCCTATATTAGATGCATTGCCTCAAAAAACAAATACTGGCAAAGATTTAATGTTGAAGCTTGGCGGTAAGGAACTTCAAGCTGGCGCTTCAAACCCCTCTGCTGCAATGTCGGATTATTTAAGTAGAGAGGGCATTGCTGGTGTAAAGTACCTTGACGCAGACAGTCGGGCTGTTGGCCAAGGCTCGCGTAATTATGTTGTTTTTGACGACAGGTTAATAAACATTGTGAAGAGGTATGGGATTGCTGGCGCTGCAACTATGCTTGGCGTTACCGCTATGGACGTAGAACAAGCTATGGCTCAAGGCATGCAGCAGCCTAGCGGCTTACTGGCCTTACAAGAAATGCAAAAACGTGCTAATGAAAAGCAATACACGCGAGGATTATTAGAGTAATGGCAATTACAACATACGCAGAATTAAAGTCGAGCATAGCTGACTTTCTCAACCGTGACGATCTAAGTACGATTGCTGCTGATTTTATTACATTGGCCGAAGCTGACATACAAAGGTTTGTCCGG